AAAATACAGGTCTTCCGCGTCACAGGTGAACGGCGTCATTGCTTTCCCTTTCCATAGAGTGCGATCAGGGCCGCTTCGGCTCTGCCGTCGTCTTTGACCCGCGCCCACTGGTCTGAGCAGTCGGGGAAGTATTGGCTGGCCAGCGCGCGGCTGGCGTTCTTGTCGGTCGAGAGCCGCATGGTCTTCTTCCACGCGGACGGATCGACCTCGAAGGTCGGCACTCCCGCGAAGAACAGGCAGGCCTTCAGTTCACCGTAAGCGACGGCGATGGTGACCGCGTTCTTGATCCCGATCATGCGTGGGAAGAAGGGCCGCTCCAGCCAGCAGCATTTGACCTTGCCGATGTCCGAGATCAGGGCGCGCTTGTCTTCCAGCGTGCCGGGCATGTCGTATGTTTTGACCTGCATGTCGTCGCAGTCCAGCAGCGCGAAGGCTCCGCTTTTGCCGGGGTCGATGCCGAGGATCAAGGTCATGACGGCTCACCATTCGGCTTGGTGGGCAGCGCCATCCAGTATCTCACTTTATCATTGTCGCCATATCCCGTGCTAGGCGACGACCAAAAGCCAGTTGTCTGGTTTAAAGTTTCCCAAGGCTCTTCCCACCAGCCAACCTCAAGGACGTAATAGCTATCATCGCCGTAGCCCTCGTCCTGAATGATCGCGAGCAGTATCGGTTTGTCTTTGGGTGCCGTTTCGATAGGCTGCCAATCCATCACACTTCCTCCGCAGCGGCTTCACCGCCCAGTGCCAGATACCCACAACCGTCGATCCAGTTGTCGATGTGCTTGGGGTTCGACTTGGCCCGCGCCAGCTTCATCAGAGTCATCATCACGGCCACGTCGTGCGGCTTGATGTTCTTGTTGAGGTGGGCTGACCAATAAGCAGCGATCAGGCCGAAGGTGCGTTCAGCATCTCCGTGTGTGGCTGCGCGGTCTTTGGTGACGTACTCTTTGGCGGTGTCGAGGATGTCGGCCCGGTTCATTTCCAGCACTCCTTATCGCGCAGGCTTTCTATGCCGGTGATGTCTGCTAGGCGATTGCGGTAGACCGCGCCAGGCACGATGTTGTTTTGCATCCATCGCGACATGCTGGATTTGGCGACAGGAATTTGATCTGCGATCCAGCCCAGCTTGCGACCGTCCTTGTCCGCCCACTGTCTGATTAATTCTTGAGCCTGCACGGCGTCCTCCTGTGTTTCGGTGCATTCTGTCTATTTGTTAAAAAAAGATGCGTCAAGTGAAATTATTTGCTTGATTGCGGCGAAACAGGCTGTATTGTGGGGATACGAACTAGCAAACAAGGATGACCCAGATGACCGTTGCAAAAACCATTCAACTCGCGCAGCAACACGCTCACAACGGCAATGTGGAAGGTGCGTGCCGCATTCTTAATGCAGCCATGCGCTCCGCAAAGTCTGGCCGTTCGCAGTGGGCCTTTGACATTGCAAAGGGCAAGATACTTGACGCAGCAGTTGACGCAACAGTAGCCCGTTCGCAGGTGAAGAAATGACCCGCCACCCGCTTGAAGCAGAAGACCTCGCCGCTGGCCGCTTGGCCCGCGCATCAGGCATCGCCTGCCACTACAACCCTTTTGACGTTTACGCAGAGCCGCAGCGTTACTTCGCTTGGAAAGAAGGCTGGCGCAACGCATGACCCTTGCCGAACATCTCAACCTGTTTGGTGTTATCCCTCAACAGGCACCGCCGAAGCCCGCCCCACAGCCCGCAGCCTACGCGCCGCCACAGTGGAAACCAACTTACCAAGGCGAAGAGCCGCCGTTTTGATAGGAGAAACGAAGATGACAGACATCACCACAATGTTTGAACGCCACTTGTCCGACGTTGAAATGAAAGAGATCGCTGCGGAAGAATTTCGGCAGATGTGCCAGGATTACTTTTCGCGGATTGGACACACGGTCGCCATTGCAAATGTGGCTTATCCGATAGTGCGGAAAGCCATTGACGAAGCACTAGGTGGAGCGGTTGACAAGTTGATCGCCGAGAAGGCGATTGGGGTCATCAACAGCCTTTCTTCCTACACGGTCTTTCATGCGCCGATGATCTATGACCGGGAGCCGTCCGAAAGTTGGAAGGTTTTACAGCGCATCGTTCAGGAAAACGAGGATTTGCTGAGAGAGCGCATCCAGCATCACATCCACAATCTCAGCAAGTCTGATGCACTGGAAATCATCAAAGGCGCAAAGCTGACCATTGAAACCTGCAAGTAAATTCTCGTGAGGAGATCAAATAATGAAATACCGCATTCGTGACGCCATCGCCGACCTGATCGGCATCTTCTGCCTCTTCGGCCTGCTGCACGCCGGCTTCATGTTGGGCCTTGGGATGGGGTGGGTGCAGTGACAGCCTACTACAACGAGATTGACCCGAAGGCGGCGGCATGGCTGCGGGAACTTATCAAGCAAGGCCACATAGCAGATGGAGTGGTGGATGAACGATCAATTGTCGATGTTTCCCCTGATGAACTCAGAGGCTTCACCCAGTGCCACTTCTTCGCAGGGATCGGGGTCTGGTCCTACGCCCTGCGATCCGCAGGCTGGGCCGATGATCGTCCTGTTTGGACAGGAAGCTGCCCGTGCCAGCCTTTCAGCAGCGCAGGTCGCAGAGGCGGGGTGATGATGAGCGGCACCTCTGGCCGCACTGGCATCACCTCATCAGCCAGTGCCAGCCTTCAGTCGTCTTTGGAGAGCAAGTTGCGAGTAAAGACGGCCTCGGTTGGCTCGACCTTGTATCAACTGACATGGAAGCCACGGGCTACGCCTTCGGGGCGGCTGATCTGTGCGCTGCGGGCGTCGGCGCGCCGCACATCCGCCAGCGTCTCTTCTTCGGAGCGGTCAGGCTGGCCGACGCCGATAGTCAACGACGTGACGGGATCGACGCACTGCTACGGCAAGAACAAGGAGATCCTGTTGAAGCTGCCGGGAGCGGCGAAGCAGACGGGCTGGGCAACGCCAAAGGCAACGGATGGGACGAAGGGAAATCGTTCGTCGGAGGGGGCGCAGAGGGAATACGAGAGGGGCGGTCAGAAAGACGTTCCGCTGATAGCGCAGTTGGCAGCATGGCCGACGCCGCAGATGCGCGACTTCAGGTCGGGCGGGGAGGATCGGGTGTCGAACCCAGATCGGTCGAACAATCTGAACGACTTCTCGCTGATGGCGGGCTGGCCAACGATGGCAGGCCCAGCCCGACTAACGGCCACTGGCGAGATGCTGATTGGCTCTTCTGCCGCGATGGAAAGTGGCGGCCAGTTGAACCCGGCACATTCCCGCTGGCTCATGGGGCTGCCCAGCGCGTGGGACGACTGCGCGGTTACGGCAATGCAATCGTTGCCCAAGCAGCGCAAACCTTCATTGAAAGCATGATGGAGATAACAGAATGACCGAAGCAGACAAACTCCGCGAATACATCGCACGCAAGCAGGGGCAGATCAAAGATCTGGAAAAGCAATACGGCACGGGCGTCAGGCCGGGCTGGGTCGGTGAGGAGATCACCATGCTGACCTTTTACATGCGAGACGCAGAATACGAACTCAAGCAACTGGAAGAGAACAATGCAACAGACCATTCTACTAACTAACCAACTCGCCACGGGCAGTGCCTTCGCTTTGACGGCAGACAACGAGAACGTGTTCATCCCGTCGAAGGTCATGCTCGAAAAAGGCGTGCGTGTCGGTCAAAAGGTGCAGGCCATCGTGGTGCCAAACATGACCCGGCCCGACCGCACGCCTTGGCTGGCGGTGAGCATCTTGGACGCCGAGCCTGTGCAGCAAGATGATGCGCTGGCCGCCTTCATCTTGGGCAACCTGCAAGCTGATGGCCGCGCCACCGTCGAGGAGATCGCGGAGGACATGAACATGTCGGACGCCGTCGTAGCAGCCACGCTGGCCGAGATGGTCGCAGATGGCCGCGTGGTGCGGCTGACCTGCTACGACCTGCCGGAGGAGGACGCATGATGTTTTTCCGTAAGAAACCAGAAACCATGCCGCACCGTGACGTGCAGTCCGAGGCGGTGGCGGCGATCATTCAGGGATCGGCTGTTCTGCCCAGCAAGCGGCTGACCAACGCGATCTACACCGCCTTGCTGGACAGCCGCGACATGAGCGTGGCGGAGTTGGACGATCTGGCCAACAAGATCTCGCGGCTGGCTTGGAACAGGGGGCGCAGATGACTGACGAAGAACTGATCGCACGGCTGCGAGAAAGTCAGTCATACGAATGGCAAGACCCGATCTGGGAAGCCCGCATTGTCGCCGCCGACCGCATCGAAGCCCTGACCAAGGAGCGGGATGAAGCCAGAGAATACGCTGGTGAAGTCCGCAAGCGCGAGATGGCGGCGGAAGACGCTCGGATTAGTGCGACTGACAAGCTGGCGAAGGCGGTGGAGGCGTTGGAGGACATCGTGAAAGACTGCGAAGCAGATTACCCGCCGTCGCATGGGGCCATCAAATACTTTGCCATCGCCATCCTCGCCCTGATCGGAGAAAATAAATGACTGACCAAGAACTGATCGCACGGCTGCATAAAATAGCCTGCCATATAGCCGCCGACCGCATCGAAGCCCTGACGGACAAGCTGGCCAAGGCGGTGGAGGCTTTGTCCTTTGCCAGCAATATGGACGCCACTGATTGGTCTGAAGCACTCGATGTCAAGAACCAAGCCCGCGCCACCCTCGCAGAGATCAAAGGAGAGAGCCATGACTGACGAAGAACTGATCGAACGGCTGCGCGACTGGCCGTATCAGGGCGAGACTATGGCAAACGCAGCCGCCGACCGCATCGAAACCTTAGTGAAGGAAAAGGAACAGCTAGGCCGCGAGGTAAACATGGCCCGCTATGGTCAACCCGACTTCGCGTGGTCCATTCACAAAGAGGCTATGGCAGACCTTGTCT